TAAAAACTAGCATTTTTGTCTTTTCCTGGTAATATTTGACACTATTTACTAGGATTTTGTAGTTTTGAACGGACACCAAAACGGACACTACATGAGTTTTTTGCTACATGGATCTCAAAACTACATTTTTTTTGTTTTCTATCTCTATGGAAAAAAATGTAGATACTCTACAAAGATAAAAATTGAGAGATCTGAGTGGGATCTTAAAACACAAAGACCAAAAGCCAGGAGAGGTGAGATAGGAGAAGCAAACAGAAAAATCACACATGAGCTTAATGAATACCAGAAAGTCTTTGATGATCTTAAAAGGTACTACAAGGAAAGTCTGACAAAAGAGATAGTCAAAAAAAAGTTTGATGAGCATTTTCAGCTTGCTCAAGTCACTAAGAGGCTCCCCTACTCTGACTACTTCCAGATCTACATTCAGCAAAAGAAAGACAGTGAGTCTGTCAAAAAGGATTCCTGGCAAAAATACACTAGGCTGCACACAGCAATCATGCAGATCCAGAAAAAGAAAAACAAAGTTTTCTATTTGTCTGATTTTGACAGTGCTTTTTTCAATGATCTGATTGCATACTTTAGAAAAGAGAAAAACATCTCTGACAATACACTGAGAAGGAAGCTGGGCTTTTTCAAGTCTTTTCTGAATTGGTGTGTCAAAAATGGATATGCTGTCAACTCTGCTTTCAAGGATGTAAAGATCAAAAAAAGAGAAACATCACACATCTCACTTTCTCAATCTGATCTTGAGATCCTGGAGAACCTGGAGCTTGATCCTGTCAAAGATTACTACAGAGACCTATTTTTGATCGGTTGCTACTCTGGACAGAGATTTTCAGACTACAAGCGTTTTGATAAAAAGTTCATTGTGGGAAACAACATAGAAATCAGAGCAAAAAAGACAGGACAGTTTTCCTACATTCCACTGACCAGGAAGCTCAGAGCTTTGCTTGACAAATACGATTGGAAACTAAAGACAATATCTGGACAAAAGTTCAATGACCACATCCATGAGATCTGTAGTATTGCAGGATTCACAGAGATAGTCACCAGAGACAGATTTTATGGAAACAGAAAGGACACTGATGAGATTCCTAGATTTAAACTCATTGCAAGTCATACAGCCAGGAGGACATTCATCACGCTTTCTGAGCAAAAAGGAGTTAGTCACTCTCTGATCATGAAAGTCACAGGAATAAAGTCTCTTAAAACGCTGGAAAACTACATCAGAGTAGACAAGGACAGGCTTTCAGAGGCTATCATCAAAGCCTGGGACTAGGGTTTTTTTGTTTTGCTAAGAATTCCTAGATAGTCCATTGCATCTTTTGTGTTTTTGTTTGAGTTGTTTGACAGCTCTTCAATGGCTTTGGCAGTATTTTCTCTCAAACTTTTGATGATTGCCTCTGATGTTTGTTCTGATCTTTCAGCCAGCCTGTCAAATTGTTCAAACAAAACTTGCATTTTATTTTCTATGAGTTCTCTTCTTTGAACGTCTAGTTTTTCAATTCGTTTGTCCTCTTTATCTTCTTGCTCTCGCTCTCTTTGATTCAGCAAATGAAAAAGGTTTGCAACATGCTGATCAACTTCTTGAATCTTATTGTCAACCTTTTCAAAAAACAAATCAGCCATCAGCTCTTGTTTTTCTAGTGTGTTTTTTGCTGCCTCAACTACAAACTGAGACATTGTGTCTGTCCTGGTTATTGCATCTCTGACAGCCTTGGCAAGCTCATTAAGTGAAAAATCATGATCAGCCATGCTCTGCTGTATAGTTCCAAAGCTCGCTTGAGTTGATTTTTGGAGACTGTCTGCTGTGACCTCTCTGTTTTCAAAGCCTTTGACTATCATCTCTCCATATCCTAAGACAACCCAATCATGATTGAGCTGTGGGAATCTTTTGATGATTTTGTCTAAAATCTTTGAGCTAGGCTTGCCTCCATCTGTCAAAATCCTTGTTAAAGTTCTGGTGCTGGGAATTTTACACTGCTTCGCAAACTCATTGACTGAATAGCCTGTGAGGTCAACAAATTTCTGCAGTCTCTTTGATTGTGGTGATTTTTCTTCCATGTGTTTTGTTTGTCATAAATTGATAAAAATTGTCATTTATTGGTAAAAAATTAGTTTAAATCAGATATTTGTACTAAAATTGTATCCAATAACAACAAAGAATGCACCAAACTATGTCAATTCCGATGCAGCCTTTGTCCTAAAATTAGTAAAAAATGACAAGAAAACAGCACCAGGAAGCACTAAAAGCTTTAAAAGAAACTAACAAATTGACAATCAAGAGTGAGGTCCTAGTTGACAAAAACACAGTGAGAATTGAGTACAAGTGTCAAAGGATCACACTAAGCAATGGAATGTCACTTATAATTTCTGGCAGTATGGAACAGCACAATCAAATCCACTGCACTACTGAGCAGCTTTTTCTAGTGATCTCACTTGAGGATCAAACAGGAAAAGATCTTGCTTTCACACCAGCTCAACATGTTGAGTACAAAAATCAAATTGCTCACCTTTTAAAAGCTTAACAATGAATAAGCAACAGGAAATAGAAAACAAAATTCAACTAGAAGCTTTAGAAGCAAAGTTTGACAAATGTATTGCTGAGATAAATAGACTCAACAATATCATTGCCTCTGATCCAGAGATCAAGCAGGCAAATTTCTTAACTATCAAAGACATGTCAAACATGTCTGGTCTCAATAGAAAGACAATTGAGAATGATATAGTCAAAGGCAGGCTCAAGGTAGTCTACAGAGGAAACAGAAAGCTTGTCTCACAGCAAGCAGCAGATGAATATTTAAACCCTTAAAACATGTTACATTCAAAATTCAGTTTATCATTTGACACAGATCATCAAATGGTCACAATCTACACAACAGTAAAAGCAAACAATGAAGTCTGGACAATCAGTCCCTTTTTCAAATTCAATGACAAAGGCAGGCTAGTCATTCCCCCAAATACAGATTTAGGCTTCACAGCAGAATCATTCACAACAGTTGCTAGAAACATCAAAACAACAGTTGCAGAACTAAAGGCTCACATTGAGAGACTTTACAAGGATGAAAAACAATTTGCAGCATGAAATCAGATAGACTAAGAGAACTCAGTGAAGTCTATGGTCTAGTAGGATCAGACTTTCAAGTTGTAAAGTATGGAAAAAAAGAAGTGCCATTCATGCTAAAAAGTGGCATTGATAAGATCCAGGCAATAGAAAAAATAGAAATTGACTTCAAACCAATTGAAGGTTTGTGTGTTCCTGGAGAGCATGTCACCTTCAGGGTGCTGGCTAAATGGGGAGAAAATCCTATCTATCAAACCATAGGAGAGGCATCTAAATCAAATTGCAAGGTCAACTACTTAGCCTGCATGGCTGAGAAAAGAGGAAGAGGAAGGGCAATCTTAAATCTCACAGGATTTGCAAATGAGGGAGTCTATTCTAAAGATGACAAGTGGGAAGCTGATGAGCAGCAGTCATGATAGATCACAGGTACTACATAGACAGAGATGAGAGTTGCAGAAATTGTGGCAGGCAAGCTCATGAGCTTTTCCAGAACACACCACTGTGCAGATACTGTCTCAAAGAAGCAGAATTTAATCACCAAAACTAAAACACAAATGACAAAAAAAATCAAAAGAAAGAATGATGAGATTGTTGAACATCTCAGAGACAAATGGAATGCACTCTATTGGATCATAATTGAACAAATAGAAAAAGACAAGAAAGAAAAAGCTGAAATGCTTGCCATTTTAGAATCAAAAAAACAATAAAAATGACAGAAAAAATAGAACTAGCATCAGAGGTTAACAGCAAAGAAAAAGAGCTAATAATAAGAAAGAGAACAGCAAAGATGTTCCTGGATGATGTAGTCAGACAAGTGACACAGGGAAACCTTCCTGCTCCTTTTGCAGTACTACAGATCAAACAACTTCAAAAGCTATTTACACAGACACTCTCTGAGCTTGAAGAGATGGCATTAGATGATCTTGTAGGCACTGACCACTATATCTGGGGAGATTATAAGATCACCAGGAGAGAAGGATCAAAGACAGTTGACTACTCAGACTGTGAACAAGTCATGACTATGCAGGAGCATTTAAACAATATAAAAGAAAAGTATAAAAAAGCACTCCAGGGAGTTGAATCTGGAGCAACTGTAACTCTAGAAGGTCACAAATTTGTTGATGACAATGGAGAGGAGCTTCCACTCCCTAAATGGAAACACAATAAAACTTCAATAGTATTGACTAAGGCATAAGGGAGGCAAGCTATCTGGACTATATCTCAGCCTCCCAGAGCTTTACAAAAACGTAAATTATGAATCAATATAAACCAAAACACCCAATAAAAAAAGGAACTCAGAACTACATTTTGAGTGATTATGTAAACACAATTCTAGATGAGACAGGAGTTGACATCAGAATCAAATCAAGAAAAAGACACCAGCAGGATCTGCAAAAGATATTTTGCAAGTTTGCCCATTGGCACTTGAGACTCTCTTTGTCTTTTATTGGCGAGTACATAAACAGAGACCATGCCTCTGTCCTACACGCTTGTAGAAAATATGACAATCTCTACTCAACAGACAAAGACTTCAGAGAAAAAGCTGATTTTTTTATAGGGAGATTCCTAGTGATTGATGCAAAAGAAGAGACGCAAGTGATCAAAAAAGCCTTGATTGAACTCATAGAAAGGATCTCAGAAAAAGATAGAGCCAGAGTCTATGCAGTTGCAGTTGACATCCTGGAAGGAAACCAAACAGTCTCTATCACAAAGGATGAGATCATCAAGCTAATAGATCAACAGACATCAAAACTGCTTTTGACAGATGAGTAAAGATCCAGCCTTTCTGTTTTACAGCTCAGACTTTCTCACAGGAGTCTCTGACCTTACAATGGAGGAGAGAGGACAATTCATCACTCTGCTTTGTTTACAGCACCAGAAAGGGCATTTGACAAAGAAGGTCATGCAATTGCAATGCCATGGCATTCCCACTGCAGATGTCCTGGCAAAGTTTCGCATAGATGAAAATGGTCTTTACTACAATGAAAGAGTTGAGCAGGAGAGAGAGAAGAGAGCTGCTCATTCTCTTAAACAGCGACAGAACGCCCTAAAACGCTGGAACAAAGACAAATCATCTACTAAACAGACTCTATACGATGGCAATGCCATGGCAATGCCTTTAGAAAATGAAAATGAAAATGAAAATGTAGATGATATTGTAATTGAAATATTTCCAGCGTTTTCTGATTTCTGGGATCTCTATGACAAAAAGGTAGGATCAAAGGACAAAATAGAAAAAAGATGGAATGCTCTATCACAGAAAACAAAAGAGCAGATCATTGACTATTTGCCTGCATACCTAGAAGCAACTCCAGAGAAAGCCTATAGAAAAAACCCTCAGACTTTTTTAAACAACAAAAGCTGGGAGGATGAAATAATCATAAAAACCAAAAACAATGACTCAAAAAGTAACTACTCAAGCCTCCAGAGGAGAGCTTTTGAAAAAATACAATCCTCATAAGTTGATGCTAACAATGGCAACAAAAGTCAAAACAATAGAAGAGGCTATTGATGACAAAACAACAGGAACTCTAAACTCAGTCAAAAGAGAGGCTGGGACAAATACCATAGAAGCAATCTTGATAGGCTGGATGATACATCTCAATCAGCTCCTAGATTTAAAAAGACCAATGACTGAGCAACAGATTGAGTATGCAACTCACATGATCTTGGCAGACTATGGATCACTAAAGTTTGCAGATCTCACTGTGCTGTTCAATCAAATCATCAAAGGACAACATGGATCATTCTATGAATCACTTGGCATAGATAAGATCATGAAAATATTTCAAACCTATTTTGATCAGAGATGTGAAGTAGGCATGAATAGATCAATCAGCAGCAACATAGAAACAAAGCAGGGACTAGCTGAGGTCTCTACAGAACGTAAATCAACTAAATATTAAAACATGAGCATAAAACTAGAACTCAATGGCATTGTCTATCAAAAAGGCGAGCCAACAACAAGAAACAACTACACAAACCAGGACATGATCCTGCACATTCCAGATCTAGAAAAAGAGAACTACTCTGATTTCTTTAAGATTGAATGGAATGATAAAGGAATCAAAACACTCCAGGAAGCAAACATAGCAGATGGAGATGAGGTCAAAGTAGTTGCCTATTTATCTGGCAAAAAATGGACAGACAAAGAAGGAGCTGACAGAGCTTTCAATGCAATCAAAGGATATGCAATAGAGAAAGCAGAAAAAGAAAACAGTGCTGACCAGGAGCTGACACCTTTTCCAATACTAGACACTCCAGAGAAGGAGACTAAAAATGACTTACCATTTTAATTTTTAAAAACAAGAACATGACAAACACAACTCAAGACCTGGTGACCGAAATCATCCAGGCACTCACACCAATTTTCCAGAAACACCTGGAAGCAAATGTCTCTGAAGTAAAAACAGAGAAACCTATCAAAGAAAAAAAGAATGAGAGATTTGAACTCACTTATGAAAGGATAGGAAAGCACACCAGGCTAAACACTAAGATCATGCGAGAAATAGTAGAACTAAAGATGCAAAGCAAAAAGCAGAAAACTATTGCCAAGATCATTAATAAGTCAGAGCCTACAGTTTCAAACTATCTGAAGGCTTTTCAGAAGCACTATCAAGAAGCACAGAAAAACATTCAAACAAAGCTTTCTGTAGCATAGGCTGAAGCGTGCCTAAAAAGTTTGTCCCAAATCCCAAAACCTTAGGGACATGGGAAATGGGACAAGCAAAAAAACGCTAACTTTTTTTCATCTTAATTTGTTTTTTTTGACTCCCTGCTATATGTGGGGAGTTTTTGTTTATAACCTATCGAAATTGTTGAATCATTCTAGACTTGATGTGCTTTAGAAGATTGTAGCTTTATAGTGTCCAGATAGCCATTTGATCATGGCTAAAAATATATACAGAAATAAAACAGTTGCACAGCTCATCAAGATAGCTGTCAGACACTTTCACCTCTACATCAGAAACAGAGACCAGGGAAAGCCTTGCATCTCCTGTGGCAAAAAAACAAAGCTCCAGGCTGGTCACTTCTATTCAGCAGGCAAACATCCACAGCTCAGATTCAATGAGGACAATGTGCATGGACAGTGCCTTTCCTGCAATTACTACAAATCTGGGGATCTTCTAAACTACAGAATCAATCTGATTGACAAGATAGGAATGGACAGAGTCTATGATCTAGAGCAGACAGTAGAACTCTCAAAAAAGCAGAGATACAAATGGGACAGATTTGATCTGGTGGAGATCATTGAGAAATACAAAGCTTTAAACAAATGACAAAAAAAGAAGCTCTAGAATATATTGCAAAACGCTATGACAGGATCAAAGATTTTGTCTATGACATTGATGTGAAATACTTCAAGCTCAAAGGTCAGTACCATGAGGACATCACACAGGATCTCTTCTTGAAAATGTATGCTGAAATTGAAAAGGCTGAGAACAATCCTGCAATGATCAACAAATTTCTAGACCGAATATCTGACTCTGGCACGTTTAAACTATATAAGACAGTCAAAAACATGTACATAGATCTGATCAGAAAAGAGAGCAAATACATCTCCCTGGATGAGAACATAGGCTATCTAAAAAGACACACAAACAAAAATCATGAAGAGCAGCCAGAAGTGATCCTGGAAAGTGAGAAAGACATTGACAAAATGATTGATGACTATGTTGACAGCTTCTATTGGTTTGACAAAACAGTTTTTAATCTCTACAGATACGAGTTTAAAAATCACACAAACAACATGAGTCAAGCAACAAAGCTCTCTGTCTCTACAATATACAGAACAGTTAAAAGATGCAAAGTGAAGATAAATGAGAAACTAAAAGACCACTACTATGAAGAGTAAAGGACTAGGAGATGACATTGAGAAATATGTGACCAAACCCCTGGGAATAAAAAAGGCAGTTGATACAGTATCAAAAGCAATCAACAAACCATGTGGCTGCCAGGAAAGAAAAGAAGCTCTCAATAGATGGTTTCCAAAAAAAGGGAATCTGACACAGGATGAGTACGAGTTCCTAGAGATGTTTTTTCAGACTTACAATGGTAAAAGACTCAAATCAGAAGAGGAGAGAGACATGATCTATGTTATCTACAATAAAGTCCACAGAACAAATGAAAAGCCTTCATCATGCTCTGCTTGTTTGAGTGGTATTGTAGAAGCTTTAAGAGTTGAGATGGCTAGATATGAGTAGAAGGCTTGAGAAAATATACAAGATCAGAAAGCACCCAGACAATCCTAGGCTGATCAAAGATGAGAAATACTTCTCCCTGGTCAAGTCAATTGAGACCTTTCCAGAGATGCTAGAAAAACGCCCTGTTGTTGTCAATGAGGATTTGCTAGTGCTAGGAGGCAATATGAGACTAAGAGCTGCTCAAGATGCTGGCATGTCAGAAATTTGGATTGATGTTGCAGAAGGATGGAGTGAATCCAAACAGAAGGAGTTTGTCATCAAAGACAATACAAATGCAGGAAGCTGGGACTTTGACATGCTGGCAAATGAGTGGGAGGTTGATGATCTCAATGATTGGGGACTTGATCTACCAATGCCAAAAGAAATGGAAGAGAAAGAAGAGAAACCAAAATGTGATTGCTGTGGAAAATGATTGGGAGCTGAGTTTAGGATTTTACATAGGAATGGTCATCGGATTCAGACACTATGATCAAAACAACTGCACAGACTATGTTCTATATCTTCCATTTATTGATTTATGCTTAACTATATATCATGACTAAAAAAAAGAAATACAAAAAACATGGTCTCAAACAATACAGGCAAGGAGATCCTTTTCCAGAGGACTTCTGGAACTACAACATCAATCCGATCACAGGCTACTATGTTGACTTACTCAAAGACAAAAGGGGAGTGCTAAACAATAGAAAAGCTAAAGATCAAAACACTGTAGAAAGTACAGCATAAATACAGCAGCTTTATGGCAAAAGATGACATCAAAAAATATCAATTTAAAAAAGGGCAGTCTGGCAATCCTAATGGGAGACCAAAAGGTGCAAAGAATAGATCAACAACTGCCAGGAAGTGGCTGAACATAAACATCAAAGCTGTCAATCCATTAACCCTGGAGGAAGAGCAGATGTCCCAGGAGGATCTGATGACTTTAGCACTAATCAAGAAAGCCAGGCAAGGTGATGTAGGTGCTTATAAGGCACTCCTAGACTCTGGCTATGGTCAAGCAAAGGAAAACATTGACCTCAACTCAGATGTGCCTTCTATTGACTTCTCAAAGCTTTTTGTTTTTAAAGATGATCCAGGAGCAGACACAGATTGAGTTCAGCAAAAAGTACAGAAGATTCTGGAATGAGACTAGATACACAATCCTCACAGGAGGAAGAGGATCTGGAAAGTCTTTTTTCACAGGAGTCTTTTTGCTAGGACTTACCCAGGAAGCAGGACACACAATTCTCTTCACCAGATACACACTTAGATCTGCAAGTGTTTCTATCATTCCAGAGTTCAAAGAGAAGATTGAGATGCTGGGACTAAATCCCATGTACAAAATCACCAGGGATGAGATAGTCAACAGAGAGAACGGATCAAAGATCCTCTTCAGAGGGATCAAGACCTCATCTGGAGATCAGACAGCAAATCTCAAATCACTCCAGGGAGTCACAACCTGGGTTATGGAGGAAGCAGAAGAGATTGATGAGGAGTCATTTGACAAGATAGATCTTTCAGTCAGACAGAAGGACAAACAGAACAGGGTGATCCTGCTGCTGAATCCTAGCACAAAGGAACATTTCATCTATCAAAGGTTTTACCAGGACAGATCTGTTGCTCCTGGAAGCAACTTCTCAAAAGGAGATACAACCTACATTCACACTACATACAAAGACAACATCAACAATCTATCAAAAAGCTACATTGCTCAGATAGAAAGGATGAAGCAGAGGAGACCTGAGAGATACAAAGCTGTTATTGAAGGGAATTGGATTGAGAGATCAGAAGGTGTGATCTATACGAATTGGAAACTAGGAGAGTTCCAGGAAGTATCTCCAGCAGTCTTTGGTGCTGACTTTGGTTTCTCCCAGGATGAGAATGTGCTTCTGAAAACATCAATTGACAAAGACAGAAAGATCATCTATGTACAGCTCTGCTTTTATCTCAAGGCACTAACAACATCAGATCTCAGAACACTCTACAGAAAACATGCAGGAGATTCTCTGATCATTGCAGACTCCAGCGAGGTCAGACTTATCCACGAACTCAAAAGCACATGCAACATCAAACCCAGCATCAAAGGTCAAGGGAGTGTGACATTCGGCATTGCCATGCTCCAGGACTATGATCTAGTGATCCACAGTGATGACCAGGCTGTGCATCTAATCAAAGAGCTGAACAACTACATCTGGCTAGACAGAAAATCAAACACACCGATTGACAAATACAATCACGCCTTAGACAGCCTCAGATATGCAATCAGCTATCAGCTCAAAAATCCATACGAGGGACAATACAATTTCCTGTAGAATCCTAGACCGATAAACACAAACACATCCGTTTTATAATAAATGAAAACACAAAAGCTCACAGTACCAAACAAACTCTCAGAGCTTACTCTGGGACAATACCAGAAATTTAACAAGATCCTGGGCAAAGATCCAGATCTAGACTTTCTGAGAAAAAAGACAGTAGAGATCTTTTGTGGAGTTCCACTCCCAGAAGTTGATCAGTACAAGTTCACATCAATTGTTGAGGTCACAGAGATCATAAACAAGATGTTTGAAGAGAAACCAAAGCTGATCCAGAGGTTTGAAAAGAATGGCACTGAGTATGGATTCATCCCTGTGCTGACAGACATGAGCTTTGGAGAGTTTGTGGATCTAGACACACTGATGAGTGATTGGGACACAATGGATGATGCAATGGGAGTTCTCTACAGGAAAGTAAAGCAGAAGCACAAAGATCAGTATTTGATAGAGGACTATGACTCAGACAAAAGAGAAAACATGAAAGACATGCCCTTAGATGTAGCTCTAGGAGCAATTTTTTTTTTGCAAAGTTTAAGGAAAGAGTCTCTGAAACATTTGGAGTTCTATTTACAGAAACAAGTGAGAAAACTGTCTCCACAAATGAGGAAGCACTTGGAGAGAATTTCGGCTGGTGGACAGCCTTCTATCAAATTGCAAAAGGTGATTTGACAAAATTTGAAGAGATCTCAAATCTAAACTATGCAGCATGTCTGACCTGGTTGAGTTTTGAAAAACAAAAAACAGAGATAGAACTAAAAAAGATAAAAAATGCAAAACAAAGCTGAATTGATCAACTCACTTTATGACAGATCACTGCTCCTGGATGATGAAGAGATCATCTTGTCTGATGGGTTTGAGAATGCACTGATAGGAATCTCTGCATCTGATCCAAAGGTTGCCATCTATGACTTCTGGAAAGCAATTGATTGTGTCCTGGTAGCAGACAAAGACATGGATTTTGATGAAGCTCTTGAATGGCTTGAAGAGTTCGTGACAATGAAAATAGAAACAGTTGAGGAACTCACTCCAATATTTATCAAAACAATATGAATACCTACTTCAAAGTTATTGATGATCTCCAGGAGGCTGCTATTGCAGAGCCTTTTGTCAATAAGGTAACCCAGGGAGACATCACAGAGATTGACCTCAACAGATCAAACATCTATCCACTCTGTCACCTCCAGGTGCAGAATGCCACAATCAATGCAAACACAATCTCTGTAGATGTAGGTGTGATTCTCATGGATCTAGTTGACATCTCAAAAGAAGAGAACACCTCAGAACTTAGAGGAAACAACAATGAGATTGATGTGCTGAACACACAGCTTGCAGTTGCAGGAAGATTGCATGCAGTCCTGGAACGCAAATCAGACTACAGGCACAGCTATCAACTAGACACTCCCTTCTCATGTGAGTTTTTCACAGAGAGGTTTGAGAATAACCTAGCAGGAGTTGCTGCATCATTTACAGTGACAATGCCAAACACTATGACAAGCTGCTAATGGAAGCCAAAGATCTTAGATCACTAAAGAAAGCACTCAATAGATTTGGAAAGACAGTTGTATCTAAATCTAGAAGGAAGCTGAAGAGCAATTCTAAGCTATCCAAATCTTTAGGATATAGTGAGCCAAAGATTGACACGAAAAGAGGCATCATAGAGCTTGAATTTTATGCAGAGGATTATGCAAACTTTGTAGATCTAGGAGTCCAGGGAGCAAATCCAGGAAAGCTTCCTCCAGGAGCAAAGAGAAGAGGAAAGCAACAAGCACCTAGAAGTCCCTACAAGTTTGGATCTGGTAAGTACAAAGGAAATGGAAGGCTCAGAGATGCAATTGACTCCTGGGTAGTCAGAAAAGGCATTCCAGGAACAAGAGATGATCAAGGTAGATTTGCAAAAAGAAAGAGCCTGGTGTTTCTTATCACCAGAAGCATCTATCTATCTGGAATAAAGCCTAGTCTGTTTTTCACAACTCCCTTCACAATAGCATTCAAGCAGCTCCCTAAAGACATCAAACAAAGCTTTGCTCTAGATATTGAGCAGAGACTAAAAACAACAGCAGAAAAATGAGTACAAAAATCAATGTCAGAAGTCCATTCTATTTGAATTTGACAGAGCCTGTTGCTCCTCTTCCACTTTTTCAGTGTGGAACTGCAGGCATCCAAAATCTATCTATAGATCAGCAAGGGCAAATCAGTCAACCAGCAACAGCACTAGGAACTATATTGTCAATCACATCTACAGACTCAGATTTTAGCAATGACAAGTTTGCAACAGTGACAACAGCAACAGACAGAGATCTGACTTTAAGAATCTCTATTCCTGCAAACTACTCAAACTCTGCAGATGGATACATTGACTGTGACAGAACTATAGAACAGCCTGCTCTTATTGTGAGTCAGCCAACTCCATCTGATCCTCCTGTGACTTGTTCTGGAGGAGTGACAGCAAGTGGATCAATCTCTGCAGTGTCAATTGACTCTGGAGGTGATTCTGACACAGTAAATCTCAGCAGCTATTTCTCAAGCTCAAACCCTATCACAAACTACAGTGTTTATGTAGCAAATCAGACACTAGTCAATGCTTCAGTTTCTGGCAGCACACTCACAATCTACTCAAACAACATTGGAGGATCAACAAATGTGATTGTCTCAGCAACTGATGGAGTCTCTGGATCATGTACAGCTTCACAATCAATATCTGTCACAGTAAGTGTTCCAGGAGGAGTTGCTTTTGCATGTTCAGATGCAGCTTTCACAGGAGGAGGCATCACTCAAGCTGGAGTCATTACAAAGCCAAACTCAGTTGCTGCTGTAGGAATTATCAAAGCATCTTCTGGAGGATCAGCTATCACTAGTCACTCTGCAAACACTACAGGATCAAATAGAACAGTGACTCTGTTTTTTGACTTGACAGTTCCTCCAGGATACACAAATGCAGGAGCAACAGTAGAGTGTTCAAAAGACTTTGAGCAGGCTGCAGCAAATCCAGAGTTCACATGCTCAACTGCAAACCTATCTGGACAAAGAATCTCACAGTCTGGAATTGTGGAC